CACTTGGGATCCAGGCACAGAAAGTTATGAAACCACACAGGGCAACGCTTTCCAAGTAGAACGACTCATGCCTGTGCCATACAAACTCACTGTGGCATTGGATATTTGGACATCAAATACCAATCAGAAGATGCAGTTGTTTGAACAGATTGCCACGCTGTTTAACCCTGCACTGGAAATCCAGGCCACAGACAACTATATTGATTGGACCAGTCTCACTGTGTGCAATCTTGACGAAGTGCGATGGTCAAGCAAAGTTATCCCTGTAGGTACCAATGTGAACGAGCCCTTGGACATCATGACCATGACATTCAGCATGCCCATCTGGATCTCATCGCCGGCCAAGATCAAGAAACTGGGTGTGGTAGAACGTGTGATTGCCAGCATTTTTGATGCACACGGTGACACTGTAAATGCTATCAGCAATAATGACCTATTGTTGGGCACCAGAGTCAAAGTCACGCCCGGAAAATATCAGGTTCTACTGTTGGACAATCAACTGCAAGTGCTGCAATCAAAGCAACCACCGGTGCATCCGAATCGACTGAGCCTAGATCCGTTTGGTTTTCCTGTAACAGAAAATCCGCAGATCACCTGGCCCAGCGTGATTGGTATGTATGGAGTATTGAGACCAGGTATCAGTTATATCACCCTGGCTGATCCTTGGGATCCTGACAATGGGCCGCATGTGGTTGGTACCATCGCTGTGAACCCTGCCGATGATCGATTATTGATCTACAACATTGACCCGGACACTATGCCACAAAACACTTTGAGTCCTGTGGATGCTGTGGTCAACCCATTGACTGCTGGTCCGCAAGACGGATTGGATAGCAGTATGACCGGACAGAGATACTTGTTGAATGAAAGCACTGGCAGTGAGAGCAATCCAAGCAATCCCCTGGCATGGCTGGGAGTCAACAATCAACCCTTGATCGCCAATGCCAATGATATCATTGAATTTGATGGGTCAAGATGGGTGATAGCATTTCACAGTCAAAGTACCACAGGTCCACAATATGTCACGAATCTAACCACTGGTATACAATACTACTGGGATGGCGCCAAGTGGGTCAAAAGCATAGATGGCCTTTATCCTGGAGGCGAATGGACTCTTGTGTTGTAAAAGCAGTGGGTGTGTGGTTCTATTGCGTGAGAACACGCTGCTATCTTTATCTCTTACGCAATGATTCCAAATATCCCGACACCTGGGGGCTGGCTGGTGGCAAAGTGGAAGCCACAGAGTCATTGATGGCCGCAGTGGAACGAGAATGTTCAGAAGAGCTGGGCAGCATGCCCGAGTATCAGCAGTTGATCCCTATAGAAATGTTCACTTCGCCGGATGGAGGATTTGAATATCACACCTTCTGGTGCAGAGTGGATCATGAATTCATTCCTGAACTCAATCACGAACATGTGGGCTATGCTTGGATACAGAGTGGAAGATTGCCAAGACCTTTGCATCCTGGCCTACGGAACACAGTGAATCTTGATGCCATACAGAAAAAGATAGCCAGTCTAGAAATCACCTGCGTTTAATCAAAGAAGAACATCTGCCATAGTCGGCAGTTATCATTGTTGTATCCAAAATAGTCCGTGGCCGAGTGCAAGTATCCGGCGTTGAAGATCACCAGGCGATTGTACACATTGCCAAATGTGTCCACAGGCTCAAATATGGTTCTGTCCAGATTCTGACTGCCGGGTCTAAAACATTTGCTGATGTCCGGATGACTGAGATGCCGCACATCTGTGCCTTTTAGTGCATGAGTAGACGTGCCCGACTGATAAGGTGCATTGGGTGTGAGATACAGCATGCCAGCCCACCGTTGTGGATCACAATGATACACCAAGGGTTCACCTTCTTTACATACTTGGAATCGGCCATTCATGCCGTGTTCTTCCCATTTTTCAATCCGGCGATTCATGATGTATTCAAATTCTTCTTTCAATCCTGGAAACAAGAACTGCTGTCGGGTACGGTTGCCTATATAATATTTTCCAATACCGCCTTGATCGTACTCTTGTTCCAGTGCCATGCTCCTGATAGAGTCAGGATCTTGATAGAAGTTGTCCACGATCCACACACCCGGTCTGGGTTGTGAACTAAACAGATCAGATTTGTTGCGCGATACATGCACAGCAGGTGCTGACTTGGTTTCTGCCCAGGATGATTTGGGCATGCCGCAAATCTTCAAGTTGTACTCAATGGCATCTTTGTATATCTGATGCATGACAAAGTTGTCTCTGAGATGCACCATGATCTGACGACTTTGTTCAGCAAGTCCCACATGCCAGCTGGCCACACCTTTCTGGAACAGCAATCCACAGTAGCCTGGATACTGATCAGTGGCCACAGGTGTGAGATCAAAGTTGCCATAGGTAAGACCTAACTCTGCTGTAGTATAACTTTCCTGCCATTCTCGATGTTTTTCATACAATCTACTCAACAAGAAATATGCTTCCGGGCGGGCAGGGATCAATGCGATGGCTTTGAGCAGCAGACCTTTTTCAGTGTCGTCTCGAGTTTTTTGTTTTTCCAAACACACACAGCATCGCATGAGTGCTTCGTACTGTTGCTGGTCAGTGGTGCTGCGTTCTGCTGTGCGTAGATAAAAACTCACTGCTGCACCAGTCTGCCCTATGTTTTCATATTCTTGACCCAGCAAGAAGTTGATGGTGGGATCTTCGGAGTTTTCAATGTACGGGTGTAGATATTTCATGTTATTTCACAAATGTTATGACTTTTTCTTTAGGATCTGTGGCATTTTCACAAGAGTTGCACAGCGTGAAGCAGGTCTGATCTTCGGGAATCAACTCCTCATAAGTCTGCTCGTGCAGGTTGCCAATGATGTGATCCAGGCCATAGTCCATGCAGCACAGGCTCACATCACCGTTGGGCAACAACACATTGTGATACAAGCCTTCCACACATCCGCAGGTCTTTGGTCCTTCATGTGTGATGGCATTCCATCGATCTCTTAATGTAATCAGCTGTGGTTTGGCCACTGCTTCACGGAACAGATTGCCGGCCCTACTCCACATGGCATAGCTGGGTGCAGAGTCAAATATGTGTCGGACGCTAGGATGCAGTTCTGCGCCCATGCTCATCTTGGAGAAGTTCTTGATCCTGTGATGATTGTCTCGGAACCATTCCAAGGTTTTGATATAGCCTGGAGTGATCGGATGTCGTGCCAGCATTTCTGCATCGGGCAAGTGCAACACAAAGCCGCCGTTGGGGTTGCCGGCAAATGGTATGTGTGCTATGGCTTCCATGTCTTCGATGCTCACACCCACACCGGTGGTAAACACACTCACAGGATGGCCTTGATCATGTGCGTACACGACCATTTCTGTACAATATTTGTTCATCCACGGTTCTGTGAATCCAGCAAAAGTAATACGCACATCTACAGGCACTTTGTCAATCATGCTCTTGTAATCTTCCAGACTCATGATCCTGTTGCCTTTGTATACTTCTTCTAGAGTGCGTTGCGGGCAGAATACACAATCAACCACACAACCTTTTTCAGGAATGATTGTGGTGATTTCCAGTGTGGGTGCAGGATAGTGCTGCCATTTTTTCTTGTTGCGTGGTGAAACTGTGTTGTCAATATACAGCATACAAGCGGCATAATGGTCCGCAAACCAATCTTCGAACACAGACCATTTAATATCCACATAATCAATGCTGAGTATCTGGAAGTTTGTAAACTCTCGCAGGTAGGTGTCTCTGAGCTTGCGGAACTTGGCCTTTTGTTCAGGGGTGGCCAGGTGTATCTCCATGGCTATCTTACGCACGTTGTTCATGATCCAGTCATGATTTTCGTCTGTGAAAAGATCGTATTCTCCGCCTTCGCAATCCATCTTGAGGAAGTCTATGTGTGTGAGATTCTGTTGTTTGACCAGTGTGCTGAACTTGACGGTTTCTAATACTACGCCATCTGTTCCGTCGCTGTGTGCTTGTTTGGTTTTGTCGTAAAGCCCTGATAGATAATTCAAGCCATCGGAGTGGCCAAGTGCTCGGTTTATGGTTGTGACATCCAGACCAGTGTGACTGACATTTTTTACCAAGGTAGGGTATAGATCTTGATGTGGCTCAAGGCAGATCACTCGTCCGGGTTGTTGCAGAACAATGCTCCATACAAATGGACCGGCACTGGCACCAATATCCACTACCACATCTCCAGGTTTTATTCTAAAAAATCTTTGGTATGTGTCATCGGCAAAGATCTCTTTTTTCACTGTGTTATGGAACCAGGTGTTGTTGGCTGCCACACCCCAGTCAAACTCGTGCTTGACACCATCCGGTGTGGTCATCACAGGAACTTGAGGAACACGATTGGCTTGGGCCAAGAACTGGTCCACACATGCTCGTGGCATTTTTAAAATAAATGCAGCATTGTCTTGGAATCCAAAGGTCAGTAGCAGTTCGTTGTTGTACCAAGCAGCGCCTGTGCAAAATTCAATATCTGCTTTCATGAGGCTAAACGCATCTGTATAGGCCAGCATGCGCCAGTCACGATCCCACATGAGGAATCGATGTTTGTATGTGGCATCTTTTTCTCCAGCTTCACTCTTGAACAAGTTAACTTCATGCACCAGGGCTATGTAGTTGTTGCCGTACGGAATCACTTGACTGCCGCCGCGGAAGTCTGGGAATCCGGGCATGAACTGTTCGGGATCGTGATGTACAGTGGTGGAAGTGCCAGTTTCCATATCGTATCGCACAACTTCTGTAGGATTAGACCATTTTACATAAGTGTAGGGCTGATCCAGCACCGGCATCCAGTTTTTTTCGCAATAGGTATCGTCAGCACCCGGAGCAGGTATGCGGCGACGCAGAATCTCCCGCACACCGGTGTCGGTGACTTCCAGTTCGCTCAGTTCCATGCGACCTTGCCCGTTTGTGGTGGTATCTCTACGCACGCCGGTGATCCACAGTCTATCGTCCCAGCGTTGTATCCTGGCATCTTCCAGGCCCACGAATGTCCAGATGGGTTCCACATCATGACCAGATGTGTCTATGGCCTGTGCGGAGGCTATGGTCATGTCCGGATTCATGGTGAGCAAGTAATTCCAGGTACGCAGATGGTGATCGTTTTCCGGATGCAGATATTGCAGTGGACCGTATCTGTGTTCAAACTTTTTGTTTTCGCTGTGCCAAAGTGTGTAGTTCACATGGCGTAGATTTACCAGTATCCGATCTCCATCTATGAAGATGCTGGGATTCATCAAGCCGGTTCCGTTGGTAAGTTCGGCTGGAATAATAAGAGGATGTATGGTTCCACCGGCTGCGATAACCGGTTTGGTCAAACCATCTTGATAGATTTGTTGGCTTAGTGTCATACTAACATTTATGCCAACAGCGGGCAGCAGTTAGAATTACAGTCTGCCCACCACCACTTCAATCACGCCAACACCGTTGCCCGAATAACTCTGCAGGGCTTTGCCGATTATCACACCAGGTTGGTAACGTGTGATATCCAGGGCTTCGGCCACACCTGCTCGATTACTGGTCACGACTCGATCACCTGCTGTGATGTTACCAATCACGCTTACAGGCACACGTCCAACCAAGGCTACTTCTACAGTATGTTCACCTTGCAGTCCAGAGTTCATGATGTGTGCAGGGTTGGTAGATACTACGCCGGCTACTCTATGATCGTGTGTTACTGTGCTGATAGTGACTTCTTGATTGCCGCCAAACACCAACACAGTGCCTGGTGAATATTCTGCATCCGTGGTATACATTTCTGCCAAGTCAGCATACAGTGCTGTGGTTGCCTGGGCAAATAATCGGTTAAAGTATGTGCTGGCAGATCCAATGTTGCCCACGGCGTTTGATGCTCCGTTGATGATGGCAGTGGCTGCTGCACCTGAGTTTATTGTGAGCGAACCAGGCAAAGTAGTGCTTCCCGCGGCGTCAAGAATTGTAGCTTGGCGAACCATAGTTCCAAATACACCTGTATATTGACGGAAGTAGATTGGTTCATTACCATCATCCGCAGTATCAAACGACACAAAACCTGCATTGGTTGCTGTTCCACCAACTTGAATACGGAAAAAGTCATTGTCCGCTATGTTGGCCATAAGCAAGTTTGCATTCGCGGTGCCGGTTAGTGTGAGACCAAATGCATTTCCTCCACCGGTTGCTACAAATGAGCTTGCAGTTGTGGTGCCTGTGACCGATAATGATGCTCCTTTGACCGCCCCGGCGGCAGTAATATCAGTAGCAGCATACACATTGGTAGCAGCCAACACTAGAGAATTCACAGCATTTGATGTTATAGTGGCCCATTGAGCATTCTGTGCTGTGTTGGTAAATTGTATGGTGGCATTGGCATGTGG